TCTTTTAATCTTTCTGCTTCGGCTAATAGTTGTTTAGCACTTGCTTCCATCTTTTGTGCCTGTTCTAACCGTTGATTAGCTAAGTCTGAATCTGACAGCATACCGGCTAACATGTCTGCTGCACTAGTATTACCTTGTGCTTCACGTGTCCGTCGTTCTCCAATTTCTTGAATTTCCGCTCTCCTAGGAGTGTTATTTTTCTTCCCAGTTAAACCACGATTGGCATCAAGGTCTTGAAGGCGTTTCATTGCTTCCTCTCCTTTTTGCATTTCATCTAGGATATCATTGAGTTCATCTAAACGAACGCTACTAGTTGTGGTAGGAGTCACTAACACTTGATTAGTGGGAACTTTTTTCATTAAACCATTTCTATGCAAACTTTCTAAACAATTGTTTCCGTCTGCCATAATGGTTCTAAAAAGAACGTCACTGATTTCTCTTGCTTCTTGACCTTGTGGACTTTCAACTGCCCGCATTACTTCGTCATGAATCATTCTAGGAAGAAGATCACTGTAAATAATTAGAGCCATATGATCCAATTCTGGAATTTTTCTAAATACTATTACGCATTTTTTATCGTTGTGTTTACCAACATGTTTTAACATTAGTTTTCTCCTGTAGTGGCTTGTTCTTGTGTTTCTGTTTGTGCAACTGGTTTATTCAAGGCGCCACTTGCTTCTAAGAACTTCATGAGTTTATCGTGTACAGCCCCTACTGCGCTGAGTTCGTCGGCCTTGATAGCACCACGTTCGGCTGTGACTCTGATTAGATTCAGTAGTAGCACTAGATCTGCAAGTGCTAGACTAGGTTGTTCGGGGGTTTGTGGAATATTATCCATTATGTCTCCATTAAAGATATACATATTTAATGGAGTTTAGATTGAAGGATTTTTTTTAGTTATAATATGATTGTTGTATTTGGTCTAAACAAAGACTAAACATACTTGCTTCACCTGGCAATTCGAAAGCAGCACAAGCGGTCATACTCACAGAACCGTTTTGATTAGGATAATAAAAATCTCCTAGCCAAAAACGGCCCTCTAAGTTTTCCCAGATCCAGTCTGCTATTTGCTTGTAGCTATGCCGTAATTCAAATTTAACCTGCACAAAATGCGGCGGACAACGATCTAGTTCTCTTAGCCCGTGTACAGTTAATGGATTGGCGTCTCCGTCACGTAACATTTTTGTTTGATTCAGTTTCGTCGGTTACAACTAGAATTTTTTGTTGATCAGCGGATACGCTGCTATCTGGACGCACAATACGATTCCGTAAAAATTCGTTACTCTGTGAAATCCAGGTACTAAGGATTTCTCTTTGTCCGGTTATTTCTACTATTTCAGCTGCCCGAGTCATGTCTTCAAGCACATCCTCGGTTATTAGTAATCGCTCTTGCAATTCAGCAATGAGTTTTTTTACTTTTTTGCTGGCTTTAATTTCATCAAAGTTCACGGGTTCCATGATATCCTTATAGTTCAGTTTGCCAATTAAAGCCAATGTAGTATTCCATTAGTTTCTCCATGGCTGCTTTATATTCACGATTAGCATTTAAATCTTCTCGTTTAAATTCGGGCAACTCTCGAGCAGACTCAAGATTGGCTATGTCTGAGCATAGATTCTTGTAGTCTTGAATAAGAATACTTTTTATAATACCATCTACTGCCTCGCCGTTAAGTTCTACAATCATTTATCGTCCTTTAGATTCTTCTTCATAGTGTGCCCAAATGCCCCATGGTGGTTCGCATCCAGGATTGCCTTTAATAATCCATACGGTTTCACAGTACTCTTCAATGCCCCACGAATCATACGGCATGCCGTCAGTAAACATAATAAACTTCTTTGGTTCAATGTTTTCCTGTTTCATGAATTCCCAATTACACATGAAATCAGTGCCGCCACCACCTTGTGGTTCATAAGTCATTATGTCATCAATATTGTCCGATGTATAAGTTTGCACATTGTAGATTTCAGTATCAAAGCACCATAGCGTAATCTTGTATTCGTCGAAGGCTTCCATGATACCTTTGATCTCACCTAAAAATGCTTTGCTATCTTCTTCGCTAATAGATCCTGACTGGTCCATAGCAATACAGATATCAATCATCTCTCCGGGTTTGAGACCCGGCATAATTGCATCTAGATGCCACCCTCTACGACTTGGACGAGCCCAAGTGTAGTCATTCTTAATCACAGATGTAATCTGTTGTTGCAGCAGGTCCTTCCAATTAATAACTGGTTCAGTCAAGTCTTTGAGTAGACGTTTTACGCCGGATGGTAAGTTACCCGCACCCGAAGCCTGTGCAGCACTAATCACTGCACCTTTAATTTCGTCACGGATAGCCTGTGCTTCTTCCTTGCTTAGTCGAGGCTTGCCCGAACCATCTTTGCTGTCGCCGTCGCCATCTTCTTCAAGGTGATCATCTAGCAGCATCTTCTCAAGTTGGCTGATATCTATCTTGTCTGAATTCTCATACAAGTAGTCATATACTTCTTCGTAACTCCAACCTTTAAATTTGTTGTCAAACAAGATCGGCACTACAGATATCTTCTCGCCAATGCGTTGTTCTACTAGGTCTTGATTAACGCAGTAATCGGCGGCAATATTGCTTAGACGCGGCATACGATCACCACGCCGGCCCATATGGTCATAAACCGCATGCAGAATCTCGTGTCCGACTAAGAATTCTAGTTGTTTTAGCGGCATATTGTTTACAAACTCACTATTGTAATAGAACTTGCGTCCGTCAGTTGCAGCAGTTCCGCACCACGCATCCGCATTAGTCAGCGTCATACGAGTAGCCAACTGTCCGAAGAACGGAGCCTTAAGTAGCAAGCCAATGCGAGCAGTAGTCAGTTTTTCGCGGGCCGCAGCATCTATTCGCGGATCCGTTACGGTTACTACTTTTTGCTTATCAATTACTGTGGATTCTGCCATTGCTACTCCTTATTGTGTAATACATTATAGCGTGTTTTGGATTTACAGTCAAACCCATCTTAATGTTATATGGCTTAGAACATTGCGATTCTGCACATATATATATTGAGTGTTTGGATAATCTCTATCTACATGCCAACACCAAGGCGGATCAAACGATTCGTAACCTTTTAACTCTGAAACTGTATTTGCATAACTATCGCGCTCTGTGCTTAAACCGTATTGCTCGATCATCCATGACCTAAGTGTATGAAAATTTCTATTAGCGGATCTATATGCATCAGGACTATAGCCAATGCGTAAACGATATTGCCAAAGCAAATGTCCAGTATATCTTTTATCTAACCGTTCAATATAAAATTTCATAATAAAAAGGGGTCTTACGGATCAAGTCCTGCCCCTGCCTCACACGCGACTCAATTACTTGCTAGAACCTGCTGCGGCTAACACATACTTGCCGTAACGCTGATGGAACTCATCAAAGCTAGGCATCTTGCCTGGAACCATTGGCAGGTTGTATGTGGTCAGTGCAACTCTAGCACCCATTACAGTGACTTCGGTTGTAAAGTTATCCATCATAAAGCGAAGGAAGTTATCCGCCATCTTATGGAATTCAGCAACCTTGTCTTTGTTTTTAGTGTAAAAGTCTTGCAACTCGTAACACATACTAGTAGTCAGCGAATACATAGCCGACACTTCTTTGGTCTTAAGTTCTTTGACCTTGCCTGCAAGAATATCTTCGGGCTTGGGCAACGAACCGGCCACTTTACGGTGAGCCATGAACTTGTGTGCAATACCCTCGCCTACACAGCCTGCAACAAGATCCGTAAGTTCTGACGCAGGCACGCCTTCATCTTTACAGAATTCACTAGCAAAGGTCCAGGAACGTGGCGTAGCGAACGAACGACTATTGCTACGTGGATCAAAGTCAAACATGTCTGCTTTAGCAAACGACAGATAGCCAACAACATCCGCATGGATCTTGTTCTTAACGGCCCAAGTCTGCCAAGATTCAAAGTCAGGACGAACCTCTAAGTGTACAAAGCGATTTGCTAGCGGACTAGGCATACGATATGTGACACCTTTATCCGAATCTCTATTACCCGCAGCAACCATTACTACATTGTCGGGTAGTGTATACTTGCCGATTCGACGATTGAGAATCAGCTGATATGCTGCGGCTTGTACTGCGGGTGCAGCCGAATTCATCTCATCCAATAGTAGTACTACAATCGGATAACGAGCCGCTAGTTCTGCATCGGGCAAGTCAATGGGTGGTGCCCAATCCATTAGACCCTTGTCTTTGTTATAGAATGGGACGCCACGCATATCTGTAGGTTCCATCTGCGAGAGACGGAGATCAATCATATGACCACCTAGTTCATTACAGATGTCAGCAATCACTTCAGATTTGCCAACACCTAGTGGTCCCCATAGGAACATTGGTCGCTTGTGTTTAAACGATCTTAGAATACGACTACGAGCCTCTTCGGGCGTAACCGTACGGGTTTCTGTAACTGCCATTTACTGTCTCCTTGTCATCGTGTGAAACACTATTATATAATAGTCGTGAATTAGCGTCTGTCGCTTTTACACAACAGACGCTCATTTTATTACATGCCATTCTTCTCGCGCCATCCGTCTGCTTTAGTCTTAGCGTCAGCCATCCAAGTGTCAAAGAACTTAGCAGCATCCATGCCCTCTTTTAATTCTTTAGGAACTCGCTTGGCTTTGGTCGCCACTACTTCAACATCCTTAGCAGCCTTTACCTTAACCTTTACAGCAGCCGACTTTGGCTTTGCACCGCGAGCAGGCTTGATTGCAGTCATACCAACTTGCGCAAGATAAGCAATTGCAGCATCCTTGTCCATAGCATTAGGTAATGCTATAATGTTAATTTCAGTGCAACCAAAACGCTCAAGTGCTTTAGCACGATTAGCATCGTTAGCAAATTTGTAAACTACTGCGCCATTCTCTACGCAAGTGCCTGCAAAAGTAAAAGTCTTGCTCATTTAAATCTCCTTGTTAATTGACAACATCATTAGTATAGCAAAATGGGTCTTTACGGTCTACCATTCTGTGTTGTTGCTATTTTGCAACACAACGATATTGTTGTTGATATTGCAACTGAGTTGCTATAATGCTATTAAACACATTCATTTGTTGTTGCGAATATTGCAAGTTTGGCACAATCAATTGTGTTGCATAAATGCTACGAATAGCATTTTCGCAACTTTTAAGCGAATCGTAAGAACCCATGTAAGTGGGCGGGTTAATTGCTAGAGCTAACAAAATAAATTTCATAACCAAACTATAACAAATTGCTCTATTTTGGTCTACGCTTTTTTTTGTTGCGATCTTGCAACTTTTGATTGGTTGTTAAATTAGCAACTTTGGTTGCATTTTTGAGCCGATGAAACCAATCTGTTGCTTCTTTAAAATCAAAGTTTGGATGTCTATACATATAGTCTATTTTGCGTTCTAAAACTTGCAAAACATCTAACAAGTCCATTTTTGTTGCAAATTCGCTATGCATTAGTATTTTGTTAATGTCATGCTTGTCTAGCATGTACTCTACCCATTTTTCTGTTGCGGGTATTTTGTGCCATTGACTTTTAAAACCTTTGCTACGATTTGTTGTTGCATATTTGCTAATGTAAGTTTGTGCTAACAAACAGCCTCCTATGAACGACTATACATTATATGCAAAACAAGAATTATGCGCAACGGTTGTTAAAGTTGCATGTTGTCTAAGTATTGTTGTAGATTGTCTGCATGTAGCTTAAGCAGAACAAACTCTTCTTCGCCAAGTAAATAGACAAGATCTAGTTTTTTGATGAAATACGGACAAGTGAGTAATCTACTCATCTGTATCAATGTGCGATTTCGTAACGGTTCAGGCAATTGAATAGCATAGTAAGGTATTTTACCGCGCTGTATTGCTTTGAAGCCATAATTACTTAGTCTAAGATTGGTTAAATTGGTGTGATTCCACCACCATTCTTTACTGTATCTATCAAATTCGTCTATGCCGAGTCCAAATTTGTTTATATACAGTTGTGTATAACTGTATTGATTAAGGGTAGATTTGGTCACCTTGCTTCATTAACACCACAGTAAATTTGTCTGTTTTGAACAATGTGTTTAGTTTTTTAGCAAGATTAATGGCGTGTCCAGAATTACTGAAACTGACCTTTTTATATTTTGGTCCTGGGTACGCTACTAACATATTAGAACTTTTAAGATTGATGGGTTTATCGTCGTAGAATACTGCCCAAATTCCTTCGCTGCTCAAAATTTGGTCACTTTTATAGTTAGACTTGTTGACATGTTCTAAAAGTATTGTTGGTTTAGGTCTAGACATCTTGTATCCTTACACTATGTATTTATGCTATAAAATGCGTAGTTTACTTTAAAAGCCGCCGCCGTCCAGACTAGAAACTGTAACAGTGTTAGTTTGTGTAGATGCCGAAAGTTCTGCAAAGTTTGATAACAAGTAAAAGATATCAGCGTGTAAATTTCTGGCTTCTTCAGCAGATAAACTTAGTTGCTTACTGCCAGTTTGATTCATGACCTTGACACGATCATTAAAATTTTTTATTGACAAACTTAATTTTTGCATATTAAATCCCTGTTAGCTAAAGTCATTTCTTCTTTTGTTTTATAAGGTCCTAGATATTGATATCTACTTAATGTAATATTTTTTGGGCAGAAATTCATTGACCAAGTATCGCTTAATTTTATTAAGTAATATCCTGCACAAAACAAACTTTTACTTTTTGCCGTTTTACTGTAAATAGGTAATTTGCGTTGCACATCCCAAACTTCATTAAATGATTTGCTGTTAACAGGATAACCATAAACAGTTTTTGATTGTGTTTTTGTACTTTTTTCCAGTGTTCCAAATTTTATTTTATACTTTTGTTTTAGTATTTGCACACTGGGAAAAAACTCTCTATGTTCGTCGTGAACATAAACAAAGCCGCCATCCGCCCTGGCTTGGATAGTGGCAATCTTTTCTCCGTGATCTTCAACTACCCAAAATTTATTTTTAACGACTGGTTTTGCTATTGGCTGATTCATGTTTTTGTAAAATGCTATGGGTAATAATTTTTCCAATTTCTTGTCCTAGGTCTCTATCTTCGCTAACAATATATAGATCATTTTCTTTCATTGCGTATTCAACTTCTACAATAAAACCACCATTGGCCTCATGTATAGTCAATGAAACTTTTTTATGCGGAAGTTTTCGATTATAACCACCACCTAATTCTATTGTACTGATATCTATGCCACTCATTGGACTTCCTGTTATATTATAGCTACTCATAATTTCATTTGCTCCAACATAATTGCCTGTGCCACTTGTTTGGCAAAGTCTTGGTCTTCATAGATCATATACAGTGTACTGTCATTGCTATCTGTTTTTCGATTATAAATTCTACATTCTAGAACATGACCGCCTACTGCACGATATAGACAAAAACTCAATCCAGCCTGTAGTCTAGGAGTGTCTGTTTGTGCAACTACTAGTTCTCTTGAGCCAATAGGTCGTTCGCTCATCAACCAATTGCGCATCGCTTGTTTAATCCAATTCATTGCTTGTTCTCCTCTTCTTGACAAAGTACTTTCATTATTTGAAACTTATCGTGCAAATCCTTTAAACCTGGATGTCGTTCCATTAACGATTCTAGTTGTCTTTCATGTTGCATTTTTGTTTTTGCCCAGATTAAAACTTCTTTAGTATTTTCACTAAGGTCAACGTTGGCATCACCTCCGAGGCTTTGCCAATTTTGTCCATCATATACTTCTATCCTGTTCATTTTAGGATTCAATCGTAACATTCCTGACATTGTTTGTGTAGTATCAATATAAGGTATGGCAGTTCCTTGTTGGGTTACACTGAGCCATGGTCCGTTTCCGTAAATGTGATTGATCATATAAATTCCGCTGTTAAAAATGCGACCGTAAATCCAATGATCAAATATATCATGGCATGTAAGAATTGATCTATACCAATCCAAAGCCAAAATGCATTGTTATCTATATTAATTTTAACAGTGGCTCTACGATGCATAAAATCAAAAATATAATGTGTAACACTATCAAAAATAGCAATTATTATACAGGCTTGAATATTCAAAAAATGCATAAGGATTACATAGGTTAAAGCACCGTGTAATCCTGCGTGTTGTAAGCCACCTAATCTGCCTAGATGACCTTTGTCTTTGAGCATACGATCGCTTTGCCAGCAGAAGTCTGCTAGAAAGTGTTTAAAAAACAACAAGGCTAATATAAGCCAAGTGATCATACCGTGCCTTCCTCCACCACAGTATTTGTCCATCGTCGTCCTCGGATGAACCGTCTTGCATCTTCAATGGTATCAAACATTTTTGTTATTGAACACGATCCATCTGGACTATATGATTTCAGTGTTCGCCAATACTTGAGTTTAAAAAAATAAGTGCATTCAATTTGTATTGTATAGAATGTAACATTGTTATCATCCCGAAATTCTACGATTCTATATCGATCTGTCATTCGGGATATTCCGCACTCAAGAATTCACTAAACGATTGACTTTGTTCGCTTAATCTATTCAATTCATATTTGCCGCAGAACTTTAAGAATTGTGCTCCTACCATTGGACAACTTTTCCTGACAGCATTGGCTGTAATAGTTTCTGTAATCTTGGTTTTAATTTCGTCTGGTTGTGCAGTAAGATCAACTAGTACACGATTACGCTCATAGTCATCTAAGACTCGATGTTCAACTCCATTATGATCTGTCCATCTTTGCAATAGCAAATTGTTCCAAGCATATCCTTTTTTATCTTTGTCAGCAAAAGCTTCAGTGAGACCAATTTTGTTCTTGGAACCTTTGGTCCGAACACCAGGGTATGCGGAAAAAATATTATCTGTCGGATCGCCGCGCATACACTTCTCAAACAGGATCCACTGCGGATCAGGTATGACTTTGGGTGCTTTGGTCTTTTTATCAATTACCAATTTACCCTTTTTATCTAAGATACCTTCAAGCGTGTGGAGTTCATCGGCAACACCATTATATTGCTGTACATTCGGCGCCAGTAACTGATAGAAATCTGTGTCCGAGGAAATAATAACGTGATTGTCATTGGGGTGTTGCTGTATGAATCCAGCAATAAGATCATCTGCTTCAAGTTCCGGGTGTTGAAGAACTGTGCAATTAGTCTTTTCCTGCAGGAATGTCTTAAGATTATCAAACGCTTCCCAGAATAGTCGGTCCTCCTCTTGCTCTGCTTCGGTGAGTGCTGCACGAGCAACCGCACGATTCTTTTTGTACGGCTCATAATAATCTTTTCTCCATGACCGTCCTTCCAAACAGAATACCACGTGATCGGCTTTCTGATCTCGCCAAGCCTTATTAACCGAACCAAGGGTAACATGGATAGCAAAGCCTAATCTATCCCAAGTATCCGATTGACGATGGGCCGAGTGGCGAGCACGAAAGAATGTGTTTGCAGTGTCTACAATTAGATATCTCATGAATTAATAGTAGCATATTATAATAGTGCAGTCAAGTGTGGGTACAAGAAATCTGCCCATTTTTTGTGTGCATCTGCACCAAAATGAAATGATTTAGTATGTGTAAATTCTTTAGATATTAGGTATCGCACATAGGAAAAATTATCATCATATGGGTACAAGTAATTCTTTTCCCAATTATACTTGTACCTTATATCTTTGCATTGTCCAAAAGTTGAATGACAGTTAAAAAATAAATGCGGGATACCTTTTTGCTGTAAATTATTATGAAATTGCCAAATTTTTTCGTGAGCTTCTATAGTTTTTTTATCCCAATCAATGTTAAGGATAAAATTTTTATATCTGTCCTTCCATTTATTAGGAACTGTGTCTTCGCCGGAACTATTTACTTGATAATATTCACCATCGTCCTCATTGTACCATTCTTCTCTTTCCCAAGTAGACCATCCAATCACAATACAATCTGGTGTAAAATTTTCAAGATATTCATTGGTAGTTCTAATTATTCTATCATTGGATCCAGCAGCTCGAGCATGACAATGTAATTCTGCTTGAATTAAATTAGCCAGAATCCTTCCGTATGAAACATTTAGATTAACATTATCTGGCGCCCAATTGGCTTCATCTTTCCATATTTGCTTTGTGAGTGAATCTATATGAAAATTTCCCGGGCCGGAATCCTGTAAAAAGCATCTAGGAGATAAAGCCTCGCATCCTCCACTATGACTATCGCCGTTTACATATAATATCATTCTCTGTATGCAGGATTAGGAACAGTAAGTTCAAACAAATGTACCTGAACTCCGGCGTTTTCTTCTTTTAGTAATTCTAAGGTTCTTTGGTGTTCGGCTTCAATTTTATTTAGATAGAATCCATAACCCATGCATGTGTTTTGGTTATAGGCAGAGCCAGCGTAAGTTAACATTGCACCTGATTGTTTTATCAGAGTGTAAACATTTACAGTTTTAGGAATAGGAATTGGTTCCATTAACTTATTTCAGTACGTCCGTTTCCTAAATCATTTCGATCAACTCTTCGCGGTCTGGTATCAACGGGTTGATTAGCTTCCCATTGTTCGTAATTTTCGTTTAGAATATTTCGACAAATACTTTGAAACCAACGATCTACGATTTGATCATCGGTATCGTCCTTGCGCTGCATGTATCCAGCTTTTACTAATTTAGCAACAAATACATCATTCCAATCTAGTTCAAAAGAGCCATTGCCAATGTCATCTGGATCTAGTTCAACACTTAGTATGTTAATGTAAGGTTCACCAGCTTCAGTGGCGATTTCTTTTGGCGTTTTATTTTTAACTTTAGTTTTTGGTTTTTCTTCTACTTCGGGTATCTTTTTGCGTTTTAAAAAATCAAACATCTGTTTTCCCCCATTTAATTTTAAGCCATAATCTTTCATGAATATAATAATCTATGCTCAAAAGAATATGAAGTGTTGTAGCAAATCCGGTAGCAGATCCTAGATCTCCGGTGAACAGGTAAGTCCAAAAGATTGTAAATAACCAGGCGGTTATTCTATATGTAATCATTCTTGTGATGGTGCGTTTTTTAGTTTCTGTCATTTTTTTGAATATTCTGAATTATTTTTATTTTTTCTTTTTCAGTATATTTCGTCCAGTTGGCAATCTCGTCGATGGTTCTATGACAACCTATACAAATTTTATTTTCATTTAGTTTGCATATATTAATGCAAGGACTTCTTACGTACCCCATTCGTTTTTGAACAATGGTACTTGTAGTCTATCTGAGTACCTTAATCCATTACGCATTGCTAGTTCTGCTACGCGGCGATTGTTAAGTGTATAGACTGTTTCTACACCTCCTACTGGCATTAAGTATGCTGGCCCTTCGAAGCCAGTATCTCTGTATTCCTTAATTGCCCGTAATGCATCCTCACAATCTTCTTCTGTAGCCACTACAAATTTAAGATACACATACCCATATTCATCATATTCATTAATGACTTCTGGACGGATGGCATCCTCCCACGGTTCACCGCTGCAGGGCAGTTTAGGACTTACACTGAATGTAAATGTATTAAATCCTTTGTAGTGATGCCAATTTTGATGAATCCAAGTTTTAAAATCTTCCGACAACTTTTGTGTTCCATTTGTTTCAAAAGTTAATTCTTTCAAACTATTCATTAGAGGATGATTAAGCAAATCAATATATGCTCGTTGCCAACCTAACAATGGTTCGCCACCGGTAATTACCAAATGTTCATCCTGCCACCTACCATGCGGAAGTATTTCCGTTATACGATTAACAATAGCGTCTACAGTAAGCATTGGACTTAAATCTTTAAAGTCTGGATGCCAACTAGCATAACTATCACAGCCTGTACTTACCAGTGGTAGTTCTTCATATTTGGTATATTTGCTAGGATCTATATTATTAGCTTCTTCACTTAATTGACCTCGAGACATACCAAATCCTGCACATCTAAAGTTGCAACCAAATGTGCGTAAGAACACGCTAGGCACACCCATGTATCTGCCTTCGCCCTGAATACTATAGAATAGTTCTGCTACTTTGATTTTACTCATGCAAACAAGTCCTCATTCCATTCTCTATGACCTTCTCTGAATGCCATATTGCTCTGTGTTTCACGCACTTCTACTCTATAGCACCATAAACGCTCTGCTTCGCTAGGTCCCCACATATCTGGAATGTATACACCGTTAACATACTTGTATAACATGTCGGCAAGTGATTCACACCCTAAATTGGGAAGGATAGTTAGTTTTGCAATACCACGTTTTTCCGCTTCTTTATACCAGTCTAAATGTGGGTCCGACTCAGATACTAATGTAGTATGATCAAATTGACTTTCTAGCGTCTGTTTTAGTTCTTTTAGTCCGCCATAATCAGCGGCCCAACGGCGTGCATCTAAGTTATTGGTTCCAAAATAGAACTTCATACTAAAAGCATATCCGTGCAAAAAACGGCAATGGCTGTCGGCTTTATATTGTCTGTAAGCACAGGGAAAAGCATCGTGATATTCTTTTGTGGACGTCCACTTATAGGTTACTGGTAGTTGTGTCATTTTATAATCCTTTAGTTATTCTAGCACAAAATTGGTCCACAAGCAATTCTTGCTCACCCGAAGTCATTTTATCGGTTATAACAAAAACATTAAACCCGTTTTCTTCTGCTAATTCTTTTTTTCTTTTGTCGCTGATATACATTTCAGTTAATGTTTTTTTGGTAACTGGATGTAAACTTTCATTTGGTTCTTCTGGGTGCCAGAACGATCCGTTAAACTCTAATATTGATTTTGTTTCTCTGTGAGTAAAATCGTAACCATAGATGTTATGTGATTCACTCAACCAAAACTCTTGTTTTCCCGGAACATCACAATATAGTTCATCTATCTGATATTGTGGCAGTTTTTCGCATAGTATAGTATAAACTTGTTTCGCAGGAGCAGACATT